CTTTTTCTTCTCCTTCCCTCCTCCGTGTGCCTGTTCTGTTGATCAGGTACATGGAGGGCTTTAAGCATTAATCACCGGTCAATAACAGGCCCTTCCCGTCTTGGTCTAGCAGACGTGCCTATTCGTTTGCTGTGAGGTTGGGTTGTGGAGTTACAGCCGCACATCCTTCCCCAGCTGGTTTCTTTAAATGTGACCGGGCGTGTTGGTGCCCATCAGTGCTTCAGACTATAGTCCACGGCTGTACTACACAATGATACGTGGGAGAACCCTCGAGAGTAGTCGTTTCCGATCCTTGGTGATCGAGATCGGAACCAGATGGGCTCCTATTCTTACTTCAACTACATCCTCGCACATGAGTGATTCGATGCTATCTATGGGTGTCGGGCTGTTGATTATCAGATAACACAGGTAGGCAGAGAGCGCATAGCTCCACTGTTCGTAACTGAATCTATGATCGAATGGACCTATTGATTGATCAACCATCCTCCATATCTCCTCTAACTCCATCTCAGCACCATCTGCATCGAGGGGGGCGTAGGGTCCGAAGATTAAACTTTCAAGGTATCCAACCCCCCCTCCCGGGACCAGGTCGTGTGTAAGCTGAGTTGTAACATCGTTGATCGGGATAGCGTCTGTGCAAACACAAGGGGCAATGACCACAGGGAGGGTCAGTAAGACATGAACCCACGCTTCACAAAGACCGCCGGTACAATGTATTACCCCGCTTCCTTGTGTGTTATAAGAGAAGGACAGAGATGCACAGAGCTCCTGGAAACACAAGACTGAACCTATCCACCTGATCCAGGTGTCAGTGACCTGCCAGAGTCTGGCAATCGACTGAAGAAGCGTTAAGACATCGTCCCTTGAGTGGAGGGGAATATCCACGATAAGAACTCCACCAGTAGAACAGTTCTTCTTTATAGCCTCAATTGTCTCTTGGTGTCTGATGTCCCCCTGTGCTAGAGGCCCTGGCGGTAACCTAGTGAATCGTGACCGTCCGTCCAAGGGTGCAATACAAGGTGGGTAGACGGGGATATCTAGGTTGTAGGCTTCAGACAGATCTGCCCCAAGGTCCAGTCCAATAATCCACGGGCATCCAGCCGCGAGCAGAACAGCTGGGCCACCGCCTAAACCGCACCCAGCTACCACACAGACCCGGTTGCAGACATAGGGAATCAGGTATGTATAACTGTATCCGACCGATGAGTCCCCTCCTCTAAAGCGTCCTCGTAGCCGAGATACTGCAAAACAGTTCAGGGATAAGTTGTCGGCCTTTTGGTTCCATTCAGGTCGAGCGAGGGCTTTTCCGTTAACACAAGTCCTCCAGCTGTCTGGTTGGTAGATACTGCTGAGCTGTGGTATGTCTGTGCGAACCGGAGTCTCTAGTATCAACCTCGCGACATTAATCACCCCCCGAGCGGATCTGATCACCTCGACCGCAGGCGTCATATATTGAAAGAACCGCACCCCGTGAATGACCTGTCGGAGATAAGTCGACATGCCGAAGTAATTAGAGGTCTCACTCCAGTTTGCTAAGAAGTGATGGAATCTGTAAAGAGCGCTTAGTTTTCCTGATTGATCAAATTCACGTCGCATCATCTGAGGCAAAATCTGGTTAGATATCTTCATTGCGTGCGACCAGGGGAGACCGTGGAAGTAATACTGCCTGATCAAATGGATCCTAAGTGAGCCAATAACCTCTCGCACCAGTATTCCAGATGGTTCATCAGAGAATAAGAATGTAGGGTACAAGTAGAGAGGGGATTGCTCTGTAGTTATCATTGATATTACATTCTTCATTAGGTAAGAGGTTACTTTCCTCTGCAAGGAATGTACCCCCGACATATAGGAAACTGGGGCAACTCCTTGGAGAAATAAGAGCAGTGGATCATCCTGGAATAGAGGCGATTGGACTAGGCTGCTAATTTTCTTTGCAACAGCTGTACAAATAGATAAGGATCCAGGGAAGAATCTCCATCGTGGGGAACTACCACCGGACTTGAACATCAGCGAGCAGGCGCCCCTTGCAATAGCCAAAGAAGTATAGTGGAGAGTAGTGCGCAAGCCCATTCCTAGGATCTCTGGGAGGCCGAACTTGATTCTGAGATCACCAGATCCCGCGTCGGACACAACCAGTGCCGAATGTGATCGTGCTAATCCTCTGGAGACTAACCGGCATAGTGCATGGGGAGCCAATGATTGGATGTTAGTCTCTCTTGCCATCTTGGATACAAGTGATGTTTCGACAGTCGCTGCCAGAACCTCAAGATCAATGGAATCTTGATAGGCCAGGGATGACCTTTGGATCTTAGAGGGCCTCGGTATTAGATCTAGCGGAGAATACATTGTCACATCAGGAACACGTAACATTGGTATATTGTCATACCGCACTGTGACAAATACAGGTAGGTCAGTCACTTGTGTTTCCAGCTGACAACAAGCGACCACACAGACCATATCCTCTTGAACCATCCGGGGGTAGTCGTCCTCCCCTCCGATCAGCGGCACAGCTTGGTTCGTGGAGAGACAGCACTGGCTTGCGGCGGCTAGCGACCCCAACCCATGAGCCTGACGTACACCAAGTCGTGTGTTGTATCGGTGAGCTACAGTTCCTCCGTACACCTTACCAAGGTATGGCTCCGTCTTGAGAAGGTCAATGTTTGCACGGGATTTTGCCACCTCTGAGATGAGGTACTTTGTGGTCACATCCAGTCCAGGCTGTACCAACACGTCAGCCAACCTTTTGAT